CCTGTTCAAGAAACCTTACCTCAACAAGTAAAATTAACAGAAGAAGTTGTTAAGAAAGATCCTAAATGGATTGAGGCATCTAAGTCTATTTACAAATGGAACGAGGGTGTAGATGCACCAAATTTAGAAACAGATCAAGATTATGCTGCTTATGGCTTAGATTATATGGGTAGGTTTAATTATAACTTGCCCCAAATGACTGTTGAGGCAAATCAATTAAAAGATGCTACAGATAAACAAAAGCAAGATTTTATTACACTTATGGATATGTATGATAAAAAGTCTGCTAGTTGGTCTGGAGCAGGTAGATTATTAAAAGGTTTAGCAACAGACCCAACAACCTATGTTGGTCTTGGAACATTAGGTGTTGGTACTGCTGGCGCACAAGCCGTAAAACAAGCTATCAAAGAAGGTGTAAAACAAGGAACTAAAGCTGGTTTAAAACAAGGCGCAAAAATAGGTTCGATAGAGGGTGCTGTTTATTCAACAGCTGATAATGCTTTGAGACAAAACGCAAAAATAAATGCTGGAGTACAAGAAGAGTTTGATTTGGGGGAGTCTGCAAAGGCCGCTACTATTGGTGCAACAGCTGGTGCTGGATTGGGTGGCCTTATAGGTGGAATTGGAACTAACATAGCTGCTAGATCAAAATTAAATCAAATAGTTCAAAGGGAGGAGTCAACATTACAAAAGAAAAATGTTGATATTGAGCAAATAGAAAAAGAAACACAACCAATAATACAAAAAGAGATAACAGGAGAAGCCGAACAAACTATAAAACCAAGCACACAACAAGAGACACCTCTTACACAAAAACTACAAAAAATATCAGAACCTATAAAAGATACAGAGGTTTCTGCTGAAGAAATAGCCTCTGGTTTGTTGGGAAAAAATTATCAAAAAGTTGCAACGCAAGCGATAGACTTTGTTAAAAAACCTTTTATTAAATATTCCCCTTTAAAAACATTACCAGATCAAGAAAAATATTTAACATTGCGTGGCTTGGCAACTGGTAAACTGCAAAAAGTTAGAGATGTTACAAGGGGCGTTTATGATACTTTTGCAAAATTAAATCCTGAAGATAATTTTGCTGTAAGGCAATACTTAACAAAAAAAGCTAATCTTAAAAGTATACAAAATCCTGTTGTAAGATCGAAAGCAAAAGAATTAAGAGAGTCTATAGATTTTGTAGGTGAGTCTTTGGTAAAAGCAAATATTCTTTCTAAAGATGTGGTTGATGCAAACAAGGAATCATATCTTCCAAGAATGTATCTTAAATATTTAGATAAAAAAGGAAGAATGGATTATACAAAATCAAGAAAAGACCTTGATGATGCAACTGTAGAATTTTTAGGAGAAGTAAAAGATATATCTTTACAAGGTTCAAAAGCCATAGAAGATCCTATGTCGGATATTGTTAAATATAGTTTGTTTGAAAAAATAGCAGAAGATCCTAAATGGACAATACAATCTGGTTTAATTGATTTTCAAGGCAAAAATGTTAGTCCTGTTTGGATGGCTGAAGAAAAAGATAGGATTGCAAATGAGGTTGTTAGAAAAATTAGACCTAAAGAAGATAGAAAAATTGTAGAGTCAATGGACTCTTTAATAGACCAAGCCAATCTTAATATTAAAAAATCAGACTTAAAATTATATAAACAAGTTCCAAATGCAAAACAGTATGGTTCTTTAAGGGGTTCATATATAAGAAAAGAAATATATGATGATTTAATTTCTGCTGGAGATTTTATAAATCCAAAAGATAACTTTGCAAAATCTGTGTTGGGTGATTCTGGAGCAATAACTCAAGCAACAAAATTATGGAAAATGAGTAAGGTTGCTTTAAATCCACCATCACAAGTTCGTAATGGAATTTCTAATGTTATCTTATTAAATCTTTCTGGAGTGCCTTTAAGAAAAATACCAACAAGATTAAATCAAGCTCTAAACGATATGAGACAAAATGGTCCTTATACAGAAATAGCAAAAAAATATGGAATATTAGACTCAACATTTTCAAGACAAGAAATGATTGATATTAATAAGGCATATTTAAAAGCAAAGGCAAAAGAGACTGGAAATATTGTAGATAGAATAAAATATATTGGCGGTGCTATATCTGAGATAGGAACTAACGCTTATCAAAAAATGGAAATAATAGGTAAGACAGCAAAAATTATTGATGAAATGTCTAGGGGTGTTGACGAGGCAAACGCTGCTTTAAGAGCGCAAGAAACATTATTTGATTATTCTTTAGTTCCTCCGTCAGTAAGGTATTTAAGAAATGCACCAGTAGGTATTCCATTTTTAACTTATTATTATAAAGTCCTACCAAACTTGCTAGAAACAGCAATTAGATATCCAGAAAGATATCTTCCATATTTAGCTATACCGTATGGTATGCACGAAATAGTAAAACAATATCAAGGAATTACATCAGAAGATATTAAAACAATAAAACAATCTATGCCTGAGTGGATAAGAGACAATGGTAATGCTTTGATATTACCGATTAAAGATGAAAATGATAAATGGCAAGTATTAGATTTTAGTTATTTTTTACCTTATGCAATGTTTACAGGCATGGTTAAAGATGTAAAAGAATTAGAATTTCAAGAAGCTTTATCTAAGTCTGGTGTTTTTGGTGGCCCACTACCTCAAACAATTAGTGCTATACAAACCAATATAGATCCATTTACAAAAAGAGAAATTGTTAATGAATATGATCCTGAATCAAAACAGTTGGCGGATATGATGTTATATGCCTATAGAATGGCAGCTCCAACATGGCTAACGGATATTGGTTTTGCTGGTAAACTTTTACAATCAATTAATAAAGATGTAAATAGATTTGGTGATCCTAAAGTAACTAAAACTCAAGCAGTTTTAAGATTAGTTGGTACAAACATATATCCAATAGATCCTCAGAAAAGTAGAACAACTAATATTAAATTTATGCGTAATGAAATTTCAAGAATTAAAGCTAGAAGAACTAGAGTTTTAAAAGATAAAAACTTAACCATAGAAGAAAGAAAGAAATTACAAGAAAAATATCTTGAAATGTTGCAAGATAGACAAGATCAATTAAAAGATTACATTAAAGAAAGCAAGTTAACTGAAGGATTAAAATAAAACCATGCCACGCCAATCTGAAAGAGTTGGCCGATCTGGAGAATACTTAGTAGCCTCGCTACTTTCTTTACACGCAGATACTGTAATGATAGTTCCACACAGCGCGGAGGCAGACATTGTTTTTGATGTTGATCATAATCTATATAAGTGCCAAGTTAAAACACAATCTAAAATACAAACACATAGAGTGTCATGGCAGTTTGATTTTAGGCGTGGTGCTTTTGCTAAAAGTAGGCAATACGAAAAAAATGCAATAGATGTTTATGCTTTGGTTGCTTTAGGTCCACAGAAAGTTGTCTTTACTTTTGCAGACGGAAAAAAACAGATAACCATTAAAGACAAAGAGATGCAAGCGATGGACTCGCTTAAAAATGTAGAAAACCTATTTAAAGAGCTTCGATGTCAACAGACACTTTAGGTTCTTCGTAATGCTTTACAGAGTTCATACCTAAAGATATTAGATACTCAACCACTCTATGTGGTTCTTTCTGTTCGCTCTCACAAAAATCCTTAAACTTTTTAGCAAGATGTTTATTTACATATATAGGCTTTCTTCCGTTCCTTTCGTTTAAGATACGATCATCAAACTCATATAAATTCATAGCTACCTCCTTGGTAAGTCCTTACAACTCCTCGTAATATTTAACTAACTCGTTTAAATACCATTGACATTTTTTTAAGTCCTGAATGTTCTCTTCTTTATCCTTATGTCTATATAAATATTTCCAGATATTAGATTCTAAATAAGCAGCATATCCTTTTGAACCAACTCTATCTCTTATTAGGTCTATACATTCCACTATTCCTTGGTAATGCTCTGGCCTGTTTACCATATCTGGTTTTATATCAGCAACTTTATTTTTGCTGTCTTTACCAGCTTGATCCCATTCTTCTTTTCTTATATCGTCTATCGACATATTTTCACTCCTTTTTTGTAATTAACTGTTGTATTCAAGTACATTTACATATATATTATAACAAATCAAAACAAAAAGGGAGATTAAATGGAAAAAGATAAAATCTTTTTAGATACTAAGCAACTCGCTCAAAGATGGAGAAGATCTCCAAGAACCATAGAGGGCTGGCGCGCAAAGAAAACAGGGCCAGACTATTTAAACCTAAATGGTAAAATTGTATATGATATTGACGAAATCATAAAAGCAGAAGCAGAAGCAAGGGTATCACATGAAACACGCCAAACTTAGCCCATCAGCTGCTGAAAAATGGACTAATTGTCCAGGTATGCCTACGCTTGCAGCAAAGGTTGATTATCAAGTTGGATTACCTGCCGCTGTTGGTACTTTAATTCACAACATGACAGAACAACTATTAAAAGGATTTTTAGTTGATGTCACACTTGAAGATTATTGGCTTGGTAAAAAAGAATATGTAGAAGATTTTGAAATAACAGTCGACCAAGACATGATTGATTGCGCAAAGATTTATGTGGAATATGTGCAAGAGAGAGCAAAAAGATTAAACGGCAAACTATTGGTAGAACAAAAAGTTAGATGCCAAGAAATATCAGAAGATTTATATGGTTATGCAGACGCATTAATAATCACTCCACATAAAATGTGCGTTATAGATTTAAAGACAGGTAAATATCCTGTAAGTCCTGAACACAACAAACAAGCCATGATATATGCAGTAGGTGCATTATCTCGTTATGGCAATGAAGATACTGAAGTAGAGATTACAATTGTCCAGCCACGCGCAACATGGGGTGGCGGACCTATCAAGACATGGAACACCACCGCAGAATTTTTGGTGGATTGGGCCTACGATTTCTTAAAGCCGTGCGTGGATGCATGCTTGGAGGAAAACCCTGTATATGTTTATGGGGATCATTGTCGCTTTTGTAACGCAAGAAGCATCTGCGATTTATATAAACAATATAATAAAGGAGAAACTAATGAGTGAAAATAGTGAAACCAAAAACGCTGAAGAACCAACAATTAAGTTTGCGGATGATGGCAAGGAACATAAGGTCAATGAAATGCCAGACAATGCAAAAGAGTTGATGGCTCGTTGGCAAGAAAAGAAACAAATCAGAGATGATTTTATTATAAAAGCTAATAATGATATCGATGATTTAAATACCTTACTTGGTTCTTATGAGGCTCGTATGAAAAACATATTAGAGCCAACAGAAGAAAAAAAGATTGAGGTGCAATAATGTCATTAGCTGATATAAGAAAAAAATCCGTACAAAAACCACCAAGAATAATAGTTCATGGTGAGGCAGCTGTAGGTAAAACATACTTAGCATCGCAGACAAAAAATCCAATTATGTTGGATGTCGAGGATGGTCTAGGTAAGATACAAATGGATAACATACCGTGTAAATCTTATGCGGATGTCATGGAAAATCTTGATGAGCTTGCCGTTGAAAAACATGAATACAAAACTGTTTGTATTGATTCTTTGGACTGGTTTGAGAGATTGTTGTGGGAAAAGGTTTGTGCAGATAACAACTGGGCTTCGATTGATCAGCCAAGTTACGGAAAAGGCTATGCCGAAACATTGAGGTACTGGGGTCAGTACATAGAAAAACTTAACAAACTAAGAGATAAAGGAATGATGATATTCCAAATATGTCATAGTGAGGTAAGAAAAGTGGAAGATCCACGAATCGAAGCTTACGACAGATACTCTCTTAAACTTCATAAGAAAGCTTCAGCATTATTGTTGGAACATTCTGATGCATGTTTTTTTGCAGCTAAGAAGTTAGGTACTATTAAGGTGCAGGGTAAAAGTGGTATGACTACTAAAACTGTATCTGGAGATAGAATTATTTATCCAAACAACGACCCAGCGTATCTTGCAAAAAACAGATACAACTTACCAGATGAGTTGCCAATGGACTGGAACGCAATCCGTGAGGAGATGTTGAAGTGATTGATACTAAAGAACTTAATGAACACTTTTGTGATGATGATGAACCACAATACGATGAAGATGGACTTTGTCGTCATTGTGGGGAATCGCAAGAGGATTGTTCAGAATATAAATGTTGGATTTAACAAGGAGTAAAAAATGGATTTAACAAAATATGATTTTGATAACACAGATTCTGGTTCAGAATCACAAGCAAAGATTGAACCTGGTGTTCATACTTTAAACTTTGATGGATATGAGGTTGTTACTGGTAGAAATAACTGGGAAGCAATTAAAGTATTCTTTACCGTTGGTAGTTCAACATTCAGAATTAATCATGCCTTTACAGTAGGGCATGATAATCCAGATGTTGTAAGGCGTGGCAAACATTCATTTAAAGCTATGGCAACTGCGATGGGTTTAGGCTCATTAACATCTATGGATAAGTTCATGGACAAGTCAGTCGTAGCTCCAGTAATAATGGATAATGATGACAAGTATATGGTCATTGATGAAAACTTTGGTAAGAACTGGCAACCTGCAACTGAATCTGTTGCAAAGCCAAAACCAAAAGTTGAAGATGACAATATTAAAACTGGTCCTAGTGAAGCAGATTTAGATGCAATGGGTACTACAGTAGCGAGCGAGGATGAAGCACCATTTTAATTTTAATGGTAAAAACAGGCCCACTCTTTGCGGATATTGTAAAAATCCGAGTGGGCCACTACTTTACAAAGACGGAGATTATTGGTTAGGTGCGTGCAGTATGGATCATTTAAAAAAGATTAAAGAAGGTAAAAGGTTACCAAACAAAGCACAACTCAATGACGAAGGTGTTGAATACTCCATAGCACAAACCAAAGATATATATTTAGAACTATCCAGAGAAGAAGATAATCAAGCATTACATAAATGGGATAGGGATAAAAGAAAAAGGGTGTTTACTTCTATAGTAAGAGAATATTTAAACTGGGCTAACGCTGTAGCTCAACAAGACGATGAAAGGGCAAAACATGGATCTGACGAAATACTTTCCAGAAGGAAATAATTTAGAACAAAATAAACCAAAAGACACAAGCGATTTAATAAACGAAATGCAATCACAAGGGTTGCAAATAAATCATTTACAAATTACAGGCGACATAGTAAGAGTGCCAGTCAATGAATTAGCTGGTATAAAAGCTGACTCTGGTGGTCAGAAGTCTGGTTATTATGTAGTCAATGAACTCAACGGTAATTACTTCGCAACCTTTGGTAATTGGAAAACAGGCTTCGAGGGTAAATGGTCAAGCGTGAATCATCAAGCTATGACTGTTCAAGAAAGAGACAATCTACAATGTCAACTGCAAGAGGCTAAGCAAAGGGCTGATGAAACTAAAAAACAAAGGCATAACGAAGTGGCCAAAAAAGTTGAACGCTGGTTCGACTCTTATCCGAATGTTGTTGAACATGACTATCTCACAAATAAAAAGGTTAAAAATTATGGTTTAAAGCAATACCAGGATATGTTGGTTTGCGGTGTGTATTCTACAACAGGAAACATTCGTTCTCTACAGTTTATTAGTAAAAATGGTGATAAAAGATTTGCTTCTGATTCAGAAATAAAAGGAAACATATTTCTTATTGGTGCGGACATAAAAGACATTCCCAAATTAGATAAAA